CAAGCATCCAGTAGTTTTGTCACTAGCGACGCACTGGATAACGAACGTGCCAGCAATCAAGCCGCAACAGCACAAGGCGCAAGAACAAATGCCAATTCCAATCAAACAGCTGCCTCTCGTGGTCGCACTGGTATTGCTTTACAGAATAGAATACAAGGCGCAGCCACAACAGACCCCCGGTCGTTGCTGAGCGCAGATGGTGGTACTGCAGCCATGATGGGTGCTCAACAGGCGTCTGGAAAACAACCAATCACTCGACTGTCGTCGAGTAATGCTGGTGCCAATGCTGATACATTGCCACAAAATACAGGCGTTAACATAAGACCAGCTGGACCACCAGGCGACGCAACTGATGGTGCTGGAAATCCTGTCACTGTGGATGCGAATGTCAACACCGGCCCTCCCAAGTTACCAGGCGTGGGTGCAGGACAAAACACATTGACTGATACTCAAATAGCACAATTAGAAGATGGTATTCCAGCAGGTGGAGACAATCCAACTAGTTCAACAAATCCCAGCAATCAAGACATTGCTACAGATGGAGGTTAATACATGGCAGAAAGTGTACAACGCAGTCGAGGGCGCCCCAGTAATTACAAATTAGACCGCGGCGGAGTGCCCGCAGAGTTTGGTCCATTTGCTGGCATAGTTATGAGCACCGTGGATCCCACACGTGCCGGTCGCCTGCGAGTATACATTGATGCATTTGCGGCAGGAACTGATCAAAACATGCAAGATGAAGCGACCTGGACCACAGTGAGTTATATGCCATCTTTCTATGGATCAACTCCACTGCAAGGCACAGCCAATGCAGGTGGCACTGGTGCTTATCCTGGAAATCAAAACAGTTATGGCATGTGGTTTACCCCACCTGATGTTGGCATCACTGTGATGTGTGTGTTTGTGAACGGCGATCGTAGTCAAGGCTATTACATTGGTACTATTCCAGATCAAGGACTAGGTAGAATGGTACCAGCTCTTGGGTCAGTGGATACATCACAAGCCGAAGTTCAAAATCAAAATCAACAAACGTATTTTACAGATGCCACACGATTGCCAGTTACAGAAATCAATACCAATAGTACGGATCTTTTCAATAGTCCAAGATTTTTTGATGGCATAAAACCAGTGCAGAGTGTTGTGGCTCAGGCACTACTGCAACAAGGACTCATAACAGATAACGAGCGTGGCACTATAAATTCTAGTAGTCAACGTGAGAGCCCAAGTGCAGTATTTGGCGTCAGCACACCGGGAATTCCTATCTATCAAGGTGGCATGAAACCCAATGATATCAGAACCAAATTAGATGCCGGCACGCTCAAACCTGGAGATGCACAGGTCATCGGTCGTGTGGGCGGCCACAGTTTTGTCATGGACGACGGTGATCTTCAAGGTGGCGACGCCTTGTTGAGATTGCGTACCAGCAAAGGTCATCAGATTACCATGAGTGACACTGGCAACTTTTTTTACATTATACATGCCAATGGGCAAACCTGGTTGGAGTTTGGAGTAGAAGGCACAGTAGATGTGTATGCCACAAACAGTGTAAACGTGCGCACCAAAGGAGATATTAATTTGCATGCTGATCGTGATATCAACATGTTTGCCGGACGGTACTTGAAGATGAAAAGCAAGGAAGACATGCAGTTAGAAACCGACACGTTCTTGAGTGTTCAAGCACAAGATGACATTACTTTGTACAGCAAAGGCACAATTGGGGTCAAGGCAGATGGCACACTTACACTGAACAGTGCATCTGGATCATGGGGTGCAGGATCTGCACTGGCATTGCAAGCAGGCGGCATTGACCTCAATGGTCCAGCCGCTGGTACGGTCTCTAACCCACAACCACTGACCACAACCTTGTTGGATGACACTGAATGGGATACCAGTAAGGGTTGGATAGTCAAACCAGAGGGACTCAAAAGCACAGTGAGTCGGGCACCCACGCACGAGCCCTACCCATATCACAACAAAGGTGTGGATGTTGAAATTGCATTTGAAGAGGGCAAACCTAGCCCACCACCTGGTGCAGTACCAGTTCCCCCGGGCATAGAAATACAGGCGAAATAACATGGCTGAATTCTCATTTACCAGCAGCGACGGAAAACCATTTAGTATTAAAGGACCAGAAGGTCTCACACGAGATCAAGCCGAAGCAATTTTTAAAAAACAAGATGCGACTGGGTCTCTTGCAGGATTCAAACCTGGCGACAGTCTATCTGCGGCATCGCAAGCAGCCGATGGCCTTGCTGGCGCACAGGGTGCCTTGCAACAAGCACAAAGCGGTATTGCTGGTGCGCTTGGCAGTGTGGGAAGTGTTGCACGATTGGGATCTATTAGCACTGCACTTGGTGCCGCTGGTGGTGCTGGTGGTGGATCGCTGGCCGCAACTGCCGCGGGACTAACAGCAGCCGTGGGTCCAGCAGTATCAGCCGCATCTGGCGCAATATCTTCAACTATTGCTGGTGCTGTAAATGCAGGCAAGGCCTTGGTCAATGCCGCGGTCATACAAGGAAGCACAGCAGTTGCCTCAATACAAAACATCAACAAAACCATAACCGGTTTTCCTGTTACCAACCCCATCAATACCGCTGACTTTACAAAAGTTGCCAGCGGCATCACTGGTGCCGGCGCTGTGAGTGGCATTGGTCCCATGAGTATACCAGAAGTAAATGGTGTGCTTGCGCAAGCAAAAAATTTAACAGGACAAGCATCCAGTGCTATTAGTAACACCAAGGGTCTTGGGTCATTTGGATTTGATCTAAAACAATTGGAAACAGCAGGTTTCATCAAACCAGGTGTGGCAGCCTTGGCAGCACAAGGTGCAAGTTTATTTTCAAATGTGGTTAAAAGTCCTGCAGCCTGGACCGGCAAGGATGGTATCAAAAGTGCAACTGATTTGTTAGGCAATGCAGGTAAACAAAGTCAAATACAGCAAGACCTTATGACCAAAGGTGTAGCAGGACTGGGCGCTGTAGGAATTCCTGTGCAAAATTTATCCAGTCAAGGCATTGCTGGCATGGCACTAAATGCCGCAAAGAGTTTGCCCAATGCTGAAGCATTTGCCAAGGGGTTACCAATACCAGGCGATGCCACAGGCTCAATACAAGCGGCCTTTTCAAGTGCGGTACGTGATGGTGCATTTGCAGTAAATCTAGTCAACACCAAAATACCCACAGCATTCAAGCAACAAGATATTCCTATTCCCAAGATAGATACAGTGAATCGTGCCACACTAGATGCGGCCAGCACCAGAGTTGTCGGTGATGACAAAATACCTGTTCCTAGTTATACCGCTAACGCCAATACAGGAAATGGTATAGATTATGTTAACAAGGCCACAGTGTTTCTCAATGAATATCTTAATCCGTCGGGTCGCGGGTTTCAAGCCTTGCTCGAAAAGATAGCGGCTTTACAAAATCAACAAACAATTACACAGGCGCAATATGATGCAGTAAATTCTGAGCGAGATGCCATACGCAACACCTACAACATCAACGGCGCCCCCAAAGCAACAGAACTAGGCGAAATATACAACTCATTATCAGAAACAGAAAAACGTGCGCTTGCTGGACCGTATATGTTGCGTAACATAGCAGACAAAGTACTAGCAGGGGCTGCCTTGTCTCGAGAAACAGGGCAACAATTAAAGGCATTGAGTCTCAAGATTGAAGGTCGCGGAGAGGGTGAATAAGCACCCATAAATACTATATGGCACAAACATTCATTGGATTCAACACACAAAATCAGTACAAAAAGTTCACGCTCACGGACTTTGCACTTATCAAACGTGACTTGCTAAACGCATTTAACATACGTCAAGGTCAGTTACCTGGTCGTCCTGCGTATGGCACAGTGTTGTGGGACTTCTTGTTTGAGAATCAATTGGAAGAATTACAAACCGGCATAGTTACAGAAGTACAACGTGTGGCCGGCGGCGACCCACGTATCTACATCAGTAACACACAAGTGTTTCCTCAAGAGAACGGTATACTACTTGAAATTGAATTGCAAGTAATACCAAGTGATAACGCTCAACGATTAAGTATTTTCTTTGACTTACAGCAACGCTCAGCGAGTTATGTATAAACTAAGCCGTTTTTGAATCCCATAAATAAACAATAGAGGCTCAGTACAATGGCAAAAACAACTAGACAAACGGCGATATTTGGTGTAGAAGATTGGAAACAGATCTATCAAACCTATCGCGAAGCAGACTTTCAAAGTTATGACTTTGAAACTTTGCGCAAAAGTTTTGTTGATTATCTGCGTTTGTACTATCCAGAAACGTTCAATGATTATATTGAGTCGTCAGAATATATTGCTTTACTAGACGTTATTGCGTTCATGGGACAAGCACTTGCATTCCGTACAGACCTAAACACTAGAGAAAACTACATAGACACTGCCGAGCGCCGCGATAGTGTAGTACGTTTGGCTAATCTGGTTAGTTACACCGCTAAACGTAACATTGCCGCACAAGGACTTCTCAAAGTATTTTCGGTCTCCACAACAGAAAACGTTGTGGACTATCAAGGTGTAAATCTAGCAAATTTTACAGTGAATTGGGCAGATCAAACCAATCCTGATTGGCAAGAACAATTCACAGCAATCATCAACGCCAGTTTGGTAGACACACAAAAAGTTGGACGTCCGGGAAACAAGCAGACACTACTAGGGGTAGTCACCAGCGAGTATGGTATCAACTTGGTTCCTGGATATTTGCCTGTTGTGCCTTATACTGCCACAGTGGATGGTGTAAGCATGCCGTTTGAGGCCATGACATCTACATCAGTTGGCGAAACTTATTTGTACGAGCCACCGCCACAGGCCAATGTACCATTCAATGTGTTGTTCCGTAATGATAGTTTGGGTTTCCAAAGTGCTAACACTGGCTACTTTTTTATGTTCAAACAAGGGGTGCTCCAAAATCAAGATTTCAACTTGGCCGAAAAAGTCAGCAACCGCACAGTGAACATCAATATTGAAGGCATCAACAATGAAGATCGTTGGCTATTTCAATTGGACAATGTTGGCAACGTCAATCGTGAGTGGGCATATACTGAAAATATTTACTCTGCTGGTGCAGAACAAGTGGGTACAACACTACGTCCCATCTATTCAGTTACTTCAAGAACCAATGATCAAATTACCATGGTTTTTGGTGATGGGGTGTTCTCTGAAATCCCAGTAGGCACATTCCGTGCGTATGTTCGCGCAAGTAACGGGTTGCAATACATTATTAATCCTGAAGAAATGCAGGCTGTGACAATTCCAATTAGTTACATTAGTCGTGCAGGTAATCTCGAAACATTAACATTCACCTGTGGTATAACACAACCAGTTAGCAACAGTCAGGCTCGTGAAACCATTGACGCTATCAAGCAACGTGCTCCTGCACGTTATTACACACAGGATCGCATGGTTAATGGCGAAGACTACAATCTTTTCCCATACACACAATACAACTCAATTGTCAAGAGCAAGGCCCTTAACCGTGCGTCAATTGGCACAAGTCGTTATTTGGACTTGGTTGATAACACAGGCAAATACTCTAGTACAAATACATTTGGTAGCGATGGTGGGTTATGGGAACAAAATATTCTTCCTACCATCTTGTTTTCGTGGGCTAATCGCAATGAGATTGCTGACTTTGTTACCAATCAAGTTCAACCAGCAATTGCACAAACTACCATGAGACAGTTTTATTACGAAAACTTTCCTAGAGTAAGTGCAGATACCTTGCCCACATATGGCTCTGTCACTTGGGTGCCTGGCGCAAGTTGGACTCAAAGTACCACACTGGCTAATGAAACCACAGGATATTTTAAAAATGGGGTGTATTCAATTGCTTGGCCTACAGGGTCTCCCATTCCAGTAGGTACCACTACAACCACAGCATTCAAGTATGTGGCGGTAGGCAGCCTGATCAAATTCGTTCCTCCTACAGGTCAATACTTTGACAAGAATAATAAACTACAAACAGGAGTACCCACTTCTGCAGATCAAAAGTTAGAAATTTGGGCCAGTCCACTTAGTATAGTTGGTAGTGGTTATAACAACGGCCTTGGCAATTTGCCCTCTGGCGCAGGTCCAGTGGCACTCAATAACTTTATACCAACTGGTGCATTGGTTGACACAATCATTCCATTATTTGTTACTGACCTACCGGTGAGTATAGAACAAAGCATTGCTGAACAAATTTTATTAAATCGAAACTTTGGACTGGGCTACGACAACAACGGTGATATTACTGGTACTCCTTACTCATGGTATCTAATTACCAGCACTAACTTGGCCCCAGAGAATGTTACCACCTGGAGTCAACAGTATGCCGGAAACACATCGGGACAAAGTCTAGATGCATCTTGGTTGATAAAGTTTGTTGTACAAAATCAAAATTACACAACCACCTTCCGTGGACTGGCTTATTATTTTGGGTCAGTACTACAAACACGTTTCTTTTACTATGACGGCGGACAAATTTATGACAGCCGCACAGGTACAGTTATCAAAGACTTTATCAACGTATTGGCGGTCAATACTAGACCCGATTCTACAGATCACCTGCCCGGCGATATCACAATGACCATTACTGGACAACCTGTAGAGAGTGATGGATACGTTGATGACTTCCAAGTCTTGGTTGGATATCGTGACTCGGATAATGATGGTGTGCCAGACAACCCAGATTTCTTTAATGAAATAGTAGCACCCACTGTCAATTCCACACAGAAATATGTTTACTTACAAAAAACAGTGGACTTTGACAATCTGCAACGTTATCTACTGGTAGAACCTGACGTGGTTGTGAGTGACTATGCCACATATGATGAGATTGAATTGCAAAAAAGTGCCTGGACCCCGGGACAAGTTTTTTATGCCTATACTGATCTAGCATTCTATCAGTTGTCTATTAGTGTCACTGGCGCAAGAACATTGATCAATGTTACTGACGAATGGATTGCACGTACCGGACGTCAAGCATTGTACTATCAATATCGTCATAACGCACCACTGACCACACGTATTGATCCAGGTACAACCAACATTATTGACTTGTATGTTGTGACTTTGAGTTACTATACCGCATATCAAAATTGGATTCGTGATACTACAGGAACTGTAGTCGAACCAGAGGTGCCCACA